TGTCATTGATGGTTTGGTTTTCAACCCTAGTGCGATTCTCACCAAACTTGGCAAAGACGTTGTAGCCGGGATAGGGTTCGACCCAGGTTCCGGTGGTTAGATCACGGAATTGTTTGTCAGTGGTGGATGGGTCGTGGTCGAATTCACTAAGTTTAATCCTAGGCATTGCAGAAGGTGCGCCTGTACTACCTGCGGCTTCACGCGCACCAGAGACTCGATGTCCGGTTAAGTATTCCGCGTTGGGAAACTCAGTCTTAATCTGCCGAATCAATGACCGCATCAATGCGCCGCCAAAGTTATTGGGATTGTAGTATTCCCCAAGGCCGTTAATCATTTCGACGTAGAGATCTTTGCCACCTTTCTGCTCGGAGAGATTGATAGTACCAACTGATTGGCCATTCTCATTAATCATGTCGAAGTCATGGAATCCTTGCTCAGGGCCAAATGTTCCACCTTCAGACGCTAGCCGCTTAAGCTCAAGCTTCCTATCCCCAATAGAAAACATCGGTTCCATGCCATTTGCGGCACGGACTACGGGGATGGTTTCATCAACGGTTGGGATTGGAGGTGGCGCGACCTTTAGATCCTCGGCTTCCTTCGCCGTAATCCCTTCTGGTACAACCCGTAGATCATCATGCAGCGCCTTATGCACCTCTGGATCAACCCTCGCGATCCAATCGGCCATTGGGACGGTGATATCCGCCCCTGTATCCTTAGCCACCTCAAGCTGCTCTGCGAGATTCGGCACCCAACCCAGAATCCCGTCGTCAGCGCTAGGAAGCTTATCGCCATAGAGGCGCAACGCCGCTTCACCACTAATCCCCATGGTTGCGCCATTGGTGTGTTGATCGATGAAGTCACGAAGGAGTTCAGGCGCACGCTCACGCCCAGGAACAGCTTGGGCATCTTTGATCTTTTCATCGAGGAGATCGAGTGCGGATTGATTGAGTTCGGTTTTGAGCTTGTCAATCTCCGGGTGGATACCTGCTGGTGGAACCTTGTCTGAGGCAAGCCATGGGCGAGCTTTGGCAAGGACTTGCATTGGGCCTTCAGCACCGCCACCAAGGCCTTTGACGCCGATGTCCCCTCGCATCATGGAGTATTCAGCCATGCCAGCTACGTCATCGGCAAGCTTCTTGCCACCAACGGATTCGAGCATGTCATGGGAGGCGTGGATTGCGCCACCGATTGAACGAGACAGGCCTTCGAAGCCAACTTCACCAAGGCCTACAATTTGGCCCAAGGCTCCGTATGCGGCCGTTGCGGCGTGGCTACCTCCGGTCATGTCGAAGGTTTTGGCAAACTCTTCGTCTGAGCCGAAGCCGGTATAGAACTTACGCGTGTTGATTGGTTGATTGCCAAAGCCTTCACGGAATGATTTGCCGAGGCCAGTGAGACCATCGGATAGCTTGTCGAGTTCGCCATAGGAATCGTTGAAGATCTGGGAATTTAGTGGATGCCGTTGAACGAAGTCGGCAATGTATTGATTGCGCCCTACGATCACATTCGACGCGGCGACCTTTGTGTTTCGCTCGAAGGATTCAAGATCGCCAGAGATGATGGAGGCTGGAACTCCAGTTACCTTCTCGAGTTGATAGGCCCGTGCGGAGTCATCAGGATTAACATCAGCATTCGCCGCAACGCGAGATGATGCACCAGCACCATAGATATTGCGGATAGTACCGGTGTAGTCGAGATCGTCATCGGCCATCGGCTTTGCCTTTGGTCTGTAGCTGTCGAAGGATCTGACCGGCATAGATGCGTTGGATCATATCATCAGTTGGCATAATTCCACGTTCGTCTTGGACTTGCTGAACAATTGCGTTGCGATGTTTGTCTGGCACGCTGACGTTATAAACTGGATCAGAACTGAAGTTAGAACCAAAGTATCCTGTCCCAGGAACTCGTTGAAGAAGCTGTTGGCCAATCTCGGTTATGGCCTTGGCATCGGCTGGCTTCTTGTTGTCTTGGGCGTAGAATTCGAGTGCGTTTTGAAGTGAACCAACGAATCGGTCGTAGCCCTCTGTGTCGCCCTTGCGCGTGATTTGGGCTGATTCCATCGTCGGGCGAAGGATTTGCAATGCGTGCATGACTCGAGGATCAGCCTCGGCATTGGCCTTCTTGGCAATCTGGAGATTGACCAGTTCCTTCCGCGCTGACATCGGCAACGCTGCACCAACTATATCCGTGTCCATAAACGCCGCAGGGTCAGATTGAGCCATGCCCTTTAGCCGTTGGTATTCAATCAAGTTGTCTTGGGTCCAAGCAGTATCGCCTTTGGCATTGTGGGCAAGTACGGTCATGTATCGGCGTTTGTCACTATCCTGCATCTTCTGCCAAGCAGCTTCGACTTCAGGACCTTGGCCCTTTAATTCTTCAACAGTGGTTGGGATCTTGCCGCCTTTGTCACCACCGATTAAGCCTCCTTCAACGGTTTGGCGATTCTTATAGTCATCATCCCGTTTGGCAGAGAGGGTCATATTGTGGTCGGTAATTATGCGCGACTCGGCATAGTCAGCAAGGAGGGGATCATTCGGCGACATGGCATCGGCCTTGGTCCGACCCGAGGCAATCTGATCCTGAAGCCCAGCATTGCGGGCAAGGATTGCGTTGGTATTGCGGAGATAGCCTGGAACGGTTGTTCCATTGGCATCCTTGGCATTGCCTGCCTCAGCCACAGACTTGCCAGAGAACCACTTGCTTGCGGCTTCGTTGAACGATCCACCATCCTGCATATATTTGCCAAACACGGATTCGAATAGCTTGTCTTGGGAAGACGGTGATTGCAGAAACTCCTTCCCAGTCATTGCTGGCATTCCAGCCTGCTTCAAGAAGTCTGGCAGAAACTCTTCCATCACTTGGTATCGACCAAGGGCCCTTCCGTGGGAAGTTTGAACTCCAAGCGATTGGTAGTTGTTACCGCTTTCGAAAGTGCCAATTGCAAGCTTCGCTTGTGGCATTGAAACTGGCTTCGATCCCCAGCTAAGATCGCTACCCGACATAACCTCGCTAGATATATTACGTGCACCAACTGTGTGAGTAGCGTCGCGGACAATCGACGTGAGCCGGCCAATGTCTTCGCCATTTATCTTTCCGTCCTTTGTAGCTTGGCTGAGAAGCTTATCTGCCATGAAGGGTTGTTGTCTGGCGAGCCCGGCAATGCGGTCATACCACAGGTCGGAGACGGCTTTGTGATTGGCGTTGTCGATGGTGTCGTCATCGGCACCCTTTTGCTGCCATTGTGCCGTGGTTTCTTTGATCGTGGTGGCGACATGTTCGTTAAATCCCTTCTCATCGGTTGGATCTACGAGTGCAGCATTGCGGGAAGCTTGGACTCGGGCTGCTGATGCGCCGATGGAATAGCTTTTGTTCTCAGATGCAGCATGACCCGCGCCATTGAATATGGTTCGGCCCATGGTGGAGAAGCTTTCGCTTTCAAACAGCTTCTGGGACATTGGGTTGGAGAGGCCATTTTGGATATCGAGTCGGGTCTTCTTCAAGCTATCGATATAGCTAGGATAGGCCTCGACCGCGTCTTTGCCTTGCAATGCGCTATAGTCCGCATGGGCCTTGCCTGCTTGCTCAGCGTAGTCTGCTGCTGCGGCATTAGCCTCACTGTGGTTTTTGAGTTGCTGCATAGCATCAGCACGAGACCATAGCTCGTTTCCGACTTCACGAAAGCTGCCACCAAGTTCGGTTAAGGCCTGGGCTGTTGCTCCACCAAAGGCTGCGGTTGGGGTATCAGCGGAATAGCGTGGAAGTGGAGCGTCTTCAGGACCAACCGATGGTACGCCTGAGTATGGGACATTAGCCATTGATCAACCCCGATTGCCGACCCGATAGCCATTTGTCGGAGACAGATCCAGCGGTGGAGACAAGGCTGGACATTAAGGCTAGGTCCCCAGCTTGGCTAGCATTGGATGAGGCCATGGTGTAGAGCCCGGCTTGGTTTATGTCTTCGACGGATTTGACGTTGTAGTCATAGGCAACCTTAGACGCATTGGCACGGATCATATCCATATCCATCTGGGTCACTTTGCGCTGGCCAGCTTGAACATCGGCATTTGATCCAGTGTTTACATCAAAGCCTGATGCAGCTTGACCGACTTTGATTTGAGCTAGTTGCTGAGCGCCTTTCATACCCTCGATGGTAGCTTGCTGTTCGCCTTTGTTTATGGCGTAGTCAGCGTTTTGTTTGTCGATGTCGGAGTTGATCTTGGCAACCTGAGCTTGGTAGTTATACGTTGCTGCTTGGGCCTCAGCCTGCTGCTTCTTCCCCTCGCCTTGCATAATCCCACCAACAATGGTGGACCCCATGGCAACCATGGAAACTGGATCAGTCATTACTGCGCCCTTATTTTAAACGAAACGGCTAAATCGTTGGCATCGGTGAAGGTTGCGCCAAGCCAAGTGAGCCAACGGATTGCGGATGGATTGGAACGAACACAATGGCCGGTAAGGATTGGATAATGATCGAGGAGGGCAGCAATAATGTCTCGAGAACGCCGAGCGAAGGCAAAACGATGACGGTCGAACTTGGGTCCGTTGAGGAACCAGAGATAGGCTTGATCGGAGACCAGATGACGAGAGATAACACCAAGTACACAGGCTAATTCACCATCAGCAAGTCCAACCCAAACTCCAGTTGAGCCTTCAAGATAATCTTTCATAATATTCAATTCAATATCGCCCATGGTTATTTCATACGCCAAATCAGGAAGTATAAATATTCGGGTATCTTCTGGTACGGGTTTGATCTCAATCATCCGCCAACTCGCTTTGCTTGATGTTCGTCGACGTTGAGGATTACACCCAGGACTGTGGCTGGATATGGATTCGATTGACGAAAGCAGGTCTGGCCATAGACGGTGTAGGTTGGGTCAAGGATAGATTTGGCATCACCTGTGACGAGATCGGTGACTACTTGGGATGGGAGACCGGTGAGCATGGAGCTAATATTGCCTCGAATTAGATCCTTCATGGTAACTAGAGTAGTGAAGTCTGAGCCAACACTTAGGCCAAGGGTTTCGGCTACGCGTGCATCTACGTCTTGGATCTTCTTCACCCTGCCTTGGATAGTTGGTTCGCCGAGGTCGATGGCGAGAGTTTGAAGATCGCATGTATAGCTAATGCCGACTGTTACCTTGGAGGCTGCAACTCCGAGGGTAAACTGTCCGCTAGCTGACATAACAAACGGAGCGATGATAATTCCGTCCGCAAGACCAGTAACCGTAAGACCAGCCAAATGTTCAGCCCCAGAGAAACTAGTAGCAGGACTACCAGTGTACTGAAGACCAGCATCGACACACCAAGCATCGGTGACTCCATTAGCGAAGATTCGTTCGGCAAAGCGCTCGATGTATTGGACGGTGAAGCCACTAACGGTTCGTTGGACGATTGAGTATACAGCGTCAACAGTGCCCGCAGGGGTGTTTTGTTCGGTGATTGAAGTAACGGATTGGAATAAACCACCGACTGTAGTCGAATGAGCCCACCCGATGAATTCTTGTTCTTTGAGGAAGGTAAGAGTTAGCATAGTGCCATCAGATCGCACTGCCCAAGCCATTTTAAATGGTTCTTCAGCCCATGTCCAACTGGTGATGGAGAAGCCATAGAAGAGATGGGAAGCTAGGATGGAGATGTCTGTGCCTGTATAGACATTGGCATAGATGTTATACGAGGAATCGCGGACGATGGAGCCTTTAGCTTGGACATAGAGAACGTCGTAGTTGGCGATGATAGGTTGAATATCACTAACGCCGTTAAAGGATTGGGCATTGGCGACTAATGCGGCTGGGGTGATGGCAGAGCCCGGAGAGCCCCCATTGATTAGCCACGAAGCACGGTCGGTAAGGACAAGTAAGCCTGTAGTCTGCGAGACCATGGATTTAATTGTGTTCAGTTGGCCCGAGACAAGCGTTGCGGTTATGGAATCCGTAGCTTGTGGAGGACTAGAGACGTTAAAGTTATAGTAGGCTCCCGGCTGAGACATGTAGAAGGTTTGAGGCGAAGCCGTTGGGCCAGCTAGGATTAGGCGCTGTTGAAAGAATGCTGGAACAGTGGGGAAGCCATTAGATGATGCGCCAAGAACAGAAGTGGCTGTTGCACCAGCAGGGGAGAATACAACAGTTGGCGGTGCAGCATATCCAGCACCAGGGGCTGTGACGGTGACAAGCCCAACGCCCCAGGTTAATGTTGCTTGTGCCCCTGTGCCGACGCCTGAGGTGCTAATTTGTGCCACTGGATTAGCTGGCGTTGAGCCTGATGTAACTTGGCCAGCCGATGCGCCAAAGGCGGTGATAGCTTTCCAAGAGGTTATAACGCCAGCAGCAACGGTATTGACGATTAACACCACGCCGTTGGTGAATGATACAGTATCGCCAATAACATACCCAGCCCCACCAGCAGATACTGTTGGAGTGCCTTGAACGGTTAGGGTTGCGGCACCAGAAGCTACAATGGTTGAGGCACCGCTGAATGATACCGAAGGAACAGATGTATATGTACTAGCTGCGGTTACGGTAACCGACGCAACTCCAGCGCCTTGAAATGGATTCTTGGCAATTGGAGGTGTTTGGGCAAAGTCTGGGGTTATGTTGGCATCGACAAATGTCGTACCAGGGGCTGCAACAGAGCCTACAAAGCCATAGCTTATGCCAGTTGGCACAGTGCCGAAGTAACTAACATCGGATTTGTAAACGTTATAACCAATGGCGCCTGAGACTGTATTCCATGTGACTTGTAATGATCCTGCTACTACACGGATGTCATAGGTTGAGGATATGATAGCCACGGTTGAAGGTGATGATTCTTGGCCATTGGAATCAATTGAGGTGACTACGTAGCCATAGTTGGTAACAGCTGGGTTTGCTCCAGGAGAGGGGAATGTGGCGGCGGTACCGAATATAGTTGGTATTGTAGCAGTGGAGCCGATTGTGATTGGGACTAAGGTCCAGTTGGTAGCGGTGATTAGTGTTAGGACATAGGGATTGTAACTTGGATGACAAAGCACCATCTGACTTACGTTCTGGGCATATTTGACCTTAGCGAGATCGGCTGCGAGATAGGGGGAGGTGATGGTGTAGACACGAGCAGATGTGCCGCCGGAGGTGTAGGCTCCATAGGCAGTAGCATTAATAGCCACGCCATTAAGATTGGCAATTGTGACATTATTACCAGCTACGTTGGTGACTGAGAAATAGCGGCCGTTGAGTTGGGTCATACCCGCTATGCCAGTGACGAATATCCAATCACCGATTGCGTAGGTGTTGCCAACGATGGTTAAGACACATGGGTTGGCTTGGGTTGCGCCAGTGATGGCGATTGCAGATTCAAGAACCGGTGCACCATTGAAGAAGAACCGGACGTAGCGGTCGCCGAATTCTAGTACGTAGCCAACGGTGAAGGAGGCTTGGAAGGGGATTAGGCGAACAGCGGTTGCGGATTTATAGCATTGGAGGATGTATTTGGTTCCAGTTCGAGTGGAGGCTCCACCACGATAGTCCACGAACCAGTTTAGGAGTAAGGCTGCGCCAGATTTGTATTTGGCGAGATCAACACGGGAGAAGAGCTTAGGACTCCATTCGCCAGAGTTGAATGAGGCTTGGATATGTTGTTCACTCATTAGTACATTCCAAAGCAATCACCCCATTGGAACCCATCGTAAGGCCCAGAGGTGTAGCTATTACCAAACGCATTGCCCCGAATGCGGATGAAGTCAGGAGTTACGTCGTTGATGACAAGGCCTTCGTTGCCATCGGCAACACGAGCTTCCATGATACGTTCGTTGACGAGTTTGATTAAGGAGTTGGCCTTGTCACGGGAGTTCTCCTTCAAGGCCATCATCATGGCACTGGCAACGAGATTGATCCAAGCTGTTTGAAATAAGGAGTCCATGACGTTGGGATCGGTGACTTGGCTAACGTAGCTGAGTGTGGCGAATTCTTGGTTGGTAAGGATTACGCGTTGGGGTTGTGCTGGGGAGGATTGGGTAAGGGTGAAGGTTGCGTTGATACCAACCCCAGTGGTTGAGCCTTGGGCAACTGGGTTGGCTTGGATGGCGAAGTAAGATCCGCCGAGAGGAGTGGCTTCGCCATTGACTTGGTTAACAACAGAGACGGTGGCGATTACTCCACCTGGGGCTGTTAGGACCTGAAGCTGAACAGGTGCCCCAATTGGCGCTACGCCAGTGGCACCTGCGGAGAGGGTTATGATATCGCCTACGGCATGACCAGTGCCTCCATTGGCAATTGCGGCCGCGGTGACTGGAAGGAAGTAGTCGGTTTGCACCGCATAGCGGATTGGCTGGCCCCACCAATATGATGAAGCACCTCCAGTTACTGCGGTGGTAATTGGGATTCCGCTAGTGAAGCCGGTTTGGGTTGAGGGAATGATAAAGGCTGGTCGAAGACAATCTACCGGATATTGGTATTCATAAGCCCACGGTGGCGGTGGTTGGCCTGGAGCCCAGAGGGTTGTGGCAGCGGAGGTGTTTTCAGGGGTGCCGGGGCTTGAGGTGATGTAGGTTAGGTTTGCTGTCCGCATTGCACAATTCCATGGTGCTTTGCGGAGCAGGTCGTCTCTAGCGTTGGCGAAGATGAGGTTGAATTGAGTGGCTTCGTTGGAGAGTGGTGTGCCAGTTGATCCAACCTCACTTGCCGCAACGGTCGTGCGAGTGCCAAGTACCTGCAAACTGCGATTACAGATGTCCCCCAAGGTTGTCATGTACGATATTCCTCATACAAATGACGCCAGTTCTTGCCTTTACCAATAGCACCAATAGTTGAATGCGTAACCCCATACCATTCAGCAATTAGTCGTTGAGTATATCCTTGGTCTAAAAGATCATAGATCTCTATAACTTGTTGTTCATTAAGCACAACAGTATTAACTTCAATTCCACGTCGAATGTAGTTCCTACCTTTAGCTACCATATCATCGTAATTATCTTGCTTGGTTCCTAGAAACAGATGTTGTTCATGGCAACAAGGTGGATTGTCACAACTATGACATACTAACATTCCAGTAGGCACAGGCCCATTATAGTGTTCATATGCAATAATGTGAGCACCTTTATTCGCTCCATCTTTCCATATGATACCATAATTGCCTGTGTCTCTGCCACCAGCAAACACAAGACAACCATTAGTAGTTTTCACTAAACGATCAAAAAGTTTGCTGGTTATATCGAACATGTTCATCTCTTAGATTGAGTTCCGCAAACGCCACAGTTGTCACCACCGAGGCCAACGGAGCCAGAGGACTGACCACCAGATGGTTGTTGGCCGTTGCCGAAGTTATCACCATGGAGACCTGGGCCGTTGCCATCCATGATGTTCTTTGGGCCCTGAGGTGCCATATAGTTGCGGACATCGCCAACGTTGGGCTTACCGCCATCGCGAGTGAGTGACATTAGATTCGCCTTCCTACGCCGTTGCCGTTATCGTCTTTGGGCTTGTCGTCTTCGCCTTCCTGCACCGCACCAAGGGTCAATGGCCCAGCAGTGGGTGGGATTTCATCGGGTTTGGGAGCTTCGGTGTGAGAGGAATTGTGCTCCACAAGCTTCCGCATCGCTGCGTCGTGGATGGCCTTCAAGCTAGGCTGATCCCGAGTTTCCTTCTGAATATGAAGAAGGGCCGCAATCTCATTCACGTCCATCATGGTATTACCTCTTTCCTTGGCTTCCGGCTTTGTGAGTGGCTTGGCTTACCATCGGGGCCTTGAGCCCTCGACCTTCGTACATAGGGATTGAGACTGTACGAATTTGATGAATGCCGATGTCGGAGACAGCTTTGGGGCTCACGCCGCGAGAGACTGGTTCCGTCTTCCAGCTTTCATTCACGTCCCGAGTTGGGCGACCTTGTTTCATTTCGTTTCTCCATTTGGTTTGGCTATTTGGCGAGTGTGATCATAACGAGGCTTAACAGAATGTGTAGTCATCTCACGTCGAACCTTTTCAAAATGACCTCCATCGGAATGAAGATCGTGGAGGATTTGCAAGGCACGGTCATGATTGCGTTCCATCTCTTGGTCAATCTCCCTTGGTGGTGTGAGTCCAAGTTCAACATATGCAGCCTTTACATGAACTACGTCGTGATAGTAGTTCATGAACCGTCGCATTTTCTCAGGGACCTCCTTCTCTGCCTCCGCCATGGCGTATAGGGCTTTGGTCATGCCTTGACGAATTGTGGTGAGTTCACGATAGATACGGAAGAGTAGATCTCGTTCAGTGACGGAGTCATCGAGTTTGTATTGTCGATCGGAGTCGGAGATGTCTTGGTCTGCCATTTGTTTAGAAGCCTTTACATAGGTAGTCGAACGCTGCGCTACTGGTAGAAGCGTGGGATAATACTAATTGGTTACCATTCTGCGCGCGGGTTAAGGTAGCTGGGACGGCTGTAGTCCATGTGATTTGACAGAAATAGGGAACTGAGCCAACAGGGGAACCAAATAGAATTATGCAGCCAGTTGCGGTAGTGCCTTCCAATACATGACCGTAGTAGTCATTACTACCGCCACTGAGAACTGGACTTGTGCCACAGGTGTTTATTGAGGTGCTGCCATGACCTGCTTGATCAATGCTACAATCACCAAGGCATGAACCGGCAACGTTACCAGGGAAGAAGTTGTTGGGGGTTAAGGCTTTGCCGGTTGAGGAATTTAGTACTTGGAAAAGACCGTTACTATCAGCGGACCATTGGACGCAAGTGGCCGCTGGCCCGGCAAACGCCGTTGCGGAGTATTGAGTAAAGGTGATATCACCTTGTGATGAAGCATAGGCAAACTGGCCATTGGTGCAGGTTAAGCTGCCTACAAGGGTGATGGCCGTGGCACCGGTGTTAAGACCCGATGCGCGAAAGTTGCCTTGGTGAGTGGCTTGAAGGAAATAGGCGCCGATGGAGCTAACGGTGTTACTGCCTCCAGTCATTTCGATGTAGCCCATGCGGGAGGCATAGATGCCGATTGATCCAGCCGGCATTGAGGCCCAGGAAATGTGGTCGAAATATAGCTCTGCGTGTTGCTCAGGGGCGGTTAAACCCAGGGCACAATTCTGCACTTGCACACCGCTAATGCGGAATGATGAACCTTCATCGGCTTCGACACAGGAGCCCGTGCCTCCACCGTCGATCTTAACATTGGCTGGAGTTGTTGTGTTACCTATGAAGGCGATATTGCTTGAGGTTTGCGCAACAGCTGTGCCACCAACCCAAGGACCATTGACGATGATGGGGGCGTAGGTTGAGGCGCTATCGGCTAGATTTATACTGACGACTTGACCACCGAAGTCATATAAGGTAAGAAGGATGCTGATAAGAAAGGCCGGCGTTTGGCAAGCAGATGCTCCGCTAGCTAAGCCACATCCAGTTACATCCGAGCCAGATGTGCGATCAAGGAAGAAGCTTGTGGTAGTGGTGAGTTTCTTTCTAACATTAGGAAACACACTCGGACTAGACCAAGTATTAATACCACTCCATGTATTAGTGCCATTAAGAAATGGAAGTGTGGCGCCTGAGGTGCCAGTGTTCTGCGTTGCGGCAGTGCCAAAGGCAACGTTGTTGGTTTTTAAGCATAGTACAATGCCTGTGCTAGGAGTGATGGTGCAATCTTGAGTGGCAGTAAATCCCCCGAGTGAACTAGCGTTGTTGTATTGAATCTGACCATTGGTTCCCGCAGGTGCTGCCGTTGCGGATTGCGGAACGAACTGAGGTAACGCGGGGGATCCAGTTGCATTGCCGCAAAAGGTCTGAGCAGGGAATACGCCATTGCATTGGGCCCAAGTAGCTGATGGGAGGGCAAAGAGTGTAAGCGCAAGGAGAAGTCGTTTCATTGGGTCAGATTCCAACCACCGGTTTCGAGAATGGGTTTGAGGACGTAGACGCCATAGGAGGCATTGAGTCGGATTTGGGCAAAGCCATCGATTAGCTCGGCACCATTGGCATTGATGTTGTAGGTGTTAGCATTAGCAAAGCCACCGATATCGATGATAGTGACTGGAATTAAGACCCATTGGCCAGGGATGGCTTGAGGGGTTTGGGCCGAGGCTTTAGATGAAGGGAGGTTTATAGTGACATTGGAGTTTGTGTTGATGGTGATTAGATTGGTGCCACGGGAGATGGCATAGGTTCCCGTGGCAACTATTGGCAACACAGCCGCTTGTGGAACGTTGATCCAACCAACTGATGGACCAAGGTAGATTCGTTCCAATTGGCGAAACGTTCCGCCTTGGTCGAGATCAGTCTGGGATGACATTATACTCTCCGTTCGGCCGTCTTGGTTGCGGCAAGGGTCATGATAAGCTGTTGATTCTGGGCAAGCATGTCAGACATGGTTTTCATAATCTCTGCCATGCCTTCGATCTTGACGACGTTGGCTTCGGATTGGATACGGGCTTGCTCAGCTTGAAAGCTTTCCATAACGTGTTGGCCAAAGGACATGTCAGCATTCGGTGCCATTCCCCAACGCTTGGCGAAGGTTGCGGAGACGGACTTGGCTTCGTCGTCAACAGGGATCATGTCAGGAGTAGGGTCGCCGATGAAGATAATGTCGTCCTTGTGTTCTTCGCCAGTACGCCGAGCGACGATGATTTCCCCTGCGACTACTTCGCCTCGTGGATTACGGTATTGAACGTTCCAACAATTGGGATCGTCAACGTCGAGTTGAAGAGGAACCTTGAGCCGAGTGCGAATCTGCTTGCCAGTAGCACGATCGGTTTCGTTATACTCCCATTCGTTGTTTTCGACTGAGAGGTAGTGGGAAGTGGAGAGACGCCAGCGAGCCATTGGGTTGTCCTTTCTATTGAACCATTCCGTGGATAAAGCCTGTGGTAGCTGCGGACTTTGTTGCGCACCCACCAGCAGCAGCGGAGATTACAGCGGTGATACCAACAGAGAAGAACTCAGCTGGTTGCGGAGCATAGTTGATTGAACCAATACCAGCCGCAGCGATTGGGATACAATCTTGGAGATTGCCAGAAGCTGTGCCCGCAGTGGTTGCTCCATCACCCGGAGCGGTTGCGGAATTGAAGATCATTAGATTGCATGCTGCTGAACAGACTGCGTATGCCGAGATTAGATGACCAGCACCAGCCTTGAGGACTAGGGAGGATGCGGCTGAACCAGCGATGGATGGCACAGCAGTGATTGGGTTACCCGCAGAGTCCCCGACTGTGACTTGGTTAATCTGCATTGTGGATTGGCTAGTGGGACCCACGGTGTTGTTGACGATTAGGAAAGTAGCAGGGAGTTGGTTAACGTCAGGGCCCGCAGCGCCACGGGTGGTGTAGGCTACAAGAAGGAGTTGGCCAGTGGATTGGTCCTCCATGTACCAGAGAATGTTATCACCACGGAAGTAGATGACATATTTGTAGGACGCTGTGTCGGTGTGTTGCGGAGTGCAACCGCAACCACCAGTAAAGGTACCAGCTACACCTGAGGTTGTGAGGGTAGAGACTGGAAGGGGTGGTTGAGCTATAGATAGATCGGCGATAACGGTCTTACCACCTGAGGCCCAGGTTACTGCACGAAGCTTGCCATCGATTCCGTCTTCGAAGCCAACACAGTTAGTGCAATAAGCTGCGGCGGTTGGAGTTGTTGGGAAGGTGCCGAAGCCAATGAATTCGACGGTATTGGTGGTGGCTGGATTAGAAAGGTTGATGTTGGATTGGAAGAAGAGATAGCCTGGGTTCTTGTCGAAGAAGATTAGCTGAGAGCTAAGAGTGGTGAAGCCATTGGCAGTTGTGCCACCAGCGAGGGTGGTTTGGCCTACAGAATTGGTTGCGGCTACGCCACCTGAGCCAGTGGTTGGAGTGTTCCAACGGTTGATGGTGTTAAGGGTACCGGTGGAGAAATCGTCGACAAAGAGTTGTTTGGTTTGATCGGGCCAACCTTGTAGATAGGAGCCGTTAGTGGTTGGCACGGCGCCAATTGGAATTCCGTTCTTGGCGCCGGATAGAGCACCAGCGGTGACGGAGAGATTGACTGGAGGGGTTAATGGGAATTGCTGAGCCAGCAGCGGCGTTGCCAGCCCAAAGAGAAGGATAGATGCCGCTACTAGCTTTCGCATTTGGTTGATCCTTACCAAGAGGTTACAGCGATGAATCCATCACCGCCTTTGCCGCCAGTGCCGGTTGTGGCAACAGCAGTGCAAGCGCCACCAGAGATACAGGCTACGCCACCGCCACCACCGCCACCACCATGGGTACCAGCACCACCGGCGCCTGGGGTGATTGTGGAGAGGGTTGAGGATGCACCGCCGCCACCTCCGCAACCGATTTGGTTGGCAGCAAATGCGGCGGTTGAGACACCTGGGGTTGTGGCTGAGGAGGTTACAGCACCACCAGCAGGAGCAGTGTTACAACCAGTGGATCGACCTCCGGCTCCGCCAGCAGTGGTTGCAGGTGCGGTTGTGATACCACCACCAGAACCTCCACCCGGTGCGGAGAAGGTAGAGTCACCTCCAGCTACACCAGCAGCGCCTGCGGCTGTACCGCCTGCGCCTCCTGCTCCACCACCGATGCTTTGGGAAGTGCCGCCAGTGAGGGCTGAGCCACCGGCTCCACCGGCGAAGACAGCCGCACCGCCAGTGGACGTGCCAACGTTGCCAACTGCGGCAAAGCCACCACCTGAGCCACCTCCGGTACCACCAGCACCGGTAAGGCCAACACCGCCTCCACCCCCGCCAAAGGCTTGGATGATAGGAGTGCCACCGCAAGCGGCAGTTCCGCCGAAGCAAGTGTTGCCACCAACGGTTCCTGATGCGGTATTAGCCGCAGCAGCCGCAGCAGCGCCGATGGTGAGGACTTGGCTTGCACCGAGGTCGGATGCACGGAAGACTTGTTCAATGCAAGCTCCGCCTCCGCCCCCTGCACCTCCGCCCCAGGCAGTGCCTGAAGCAGGACCTACACCAGCGCCTCCGCCTCCTCCACCTGCTCCGCAAGCGAGAACCCTAGCCCAGGCAATGCCTTTGCGTGCGGTCCAAGTTGCGGCGCCAGCGGTTTGGAAGACTTGAACATCAGATGCGGAGATGGTTGCGGCCCAGTTTGAGCCATTGGTTGGGGTTAGAGATACGCGAGAGAATGCGCCGGTGAGGACAATGGAGGTTGTGGCTCCATTGATGGTTTCACCCGAGGCTGGGGTGATGGTGAGGGTGTTGGTTGAGGTCACGCCACCGATTACGTCGATTACGTCGAGGGAGATGGCGGGACAGGTTTGGCCGACACAGGAGGCACCTGCGGAGGGCAAGGTCCAGATGCGTGCGGCGGTTAGGGCCACGGAGGTGATAACGCGTTGGTCCGTGGAGAGCATGGTGTAGGCGGCGTCACCGATGGGGGTGGAGGAGGTGACGGCAAAGGATGGCGAGGACCAGAGTAGGACCAAGCCAAGAAGGGAAGCGAGGATCCTATTCATGATGTGCTCATACAGATGTAGGCGATCACGTCATTGGCAGTGGAAGTCTGTGTGATCGTCATGGTTGTGGTTGTAGAAGTCGCTGAGAATGCTGCTAGTGCAGCACGTGGAGTGATGATACAAGCTGGAGCAGTTACCCAAGCCGTACCAAAGGTAAGCACACAGGAGGTGGTAGCCGATGTACCAACGGTGATTAGACCAACGACATCAGTACCAGCAACTGATGGCGCAGTGGTACCACAGGTTGAACCAGTGACAGTTGGCACAGGACGCACACTTGGGGTGACAAGAATGTGACCTTGGAAGTAGGTATTGAGAAGAGTGTCAAACCCAATCGGTCCCGAGGGATCTTGAGAGAGTTGGACCGATTTGGTAACGTTTTGAGCATAGACGAGGCCGATAGAGAGGCCAAGGATAAGGAGGATTGGGGCTAGGATTCGGCGCATGGTTAGGCTCCTGCTACAAAGGCATTGAAGGTGCCGTCAGTTACCTCGACAAGGTTTGCCCTAACACCAATTACAGGGCCTGTTTCCGAACCTACGAGGGTGCTGCCATTGGTAGTAACCTGTATATTGGCAATGCTAACCCAAGTAACCCTATCAAGAGTCACTTCTAATTGCACATCCCATTGTGCAGTTGTACCATTAGCATTTATTTGCATACTAATGAAACGCTTTGGCACATCGAAGAAGATAGATGTACCAGCGCCCAACGTAGTGGCATTGACTAAGGAGTGTCCTATAAGAGCCATGATTCACTCCTCCGTCCAAACGATGGAACCAGCCCAAACAGATGCATTCGAAAGCGTAGCTGTGTTATTTACACAGATCTGTTGAGCCACACCCCGTAGGGTAGCTAACTGTACATTGTTCTCGGCATCACGAGCGAAGTAGAAGTCCGCAACTCCAGGAACCTGTGTAGAGGTTAGACCCAGTGGCAATGCGATCAACTGTGCATCAATATATACCGGGGCAGTATCAACAATAGTGGGAGCAGCAGTATAGGAGACTAAGACGGCTGTTGAACCAGTATTGGTATTCTGACCGGTATCACGAGAAGCAATCTGGGTAGCAATACCTGGATTGGCCGTAGTGGTTGCAGCAGTGCCGCCGGTGTCGAGAGAGGCTCGACGAACGAGAGCTAGAGCAAGCGTCTGCGCTGCCGTAGTAGTAGTACCATAGATTGTGATACGTTGAACACGCACAATCTTAGATGCGGAACCCGATATGCAAATCTGGTCTGTGCCCGTGGTAGTGACAGGTACAAAGCCAAAGAAGGCTGAGGAGTAGGTTACCTTGGGAAGATAACCTGAAGTGATGCCTGTTTGAGGCACAGCATTGATCTGAGCCGATGCGGGACAAAGGGCCAATAGGCCCAATGCCGCGGATGCAAGGAGGAGCTTTTTCATGATTGGCTCCTTAGTTGGCAATCGCAATACCCGGTGGATAGCCACCAAGCACAGCGTTGTTGGTTGATTGATACATCTGATCATGGCGATCGAGGACGATGAAGGACGAGATATTGCCAGAGACCGCGCCGACTGAGGTGTAGACTAGGCGAAGGAAGCGAGGGATGGCAACGCCAGCTGGAGGACGAGGCATGTCCATGTCGAGGAGACGTGCACCGGCTACGAGTTGAGCGGTGGTGTAGACAGCGGAGACGTACCAAGTGGAGTAGGTTGCAGGAGCACCCGAGCCGTTGTCGGTTGCGCCTTGGAGGGTTACGGAGAGGGAGGTGCCGCCGGCGAAGACGGTAGTAACCTGAACCAAGAGTTTGAGTGCGGGATCGTCACCGATGCCAATGTCCCGTGCACCTTGGAGGTTGGCGAGGACCGGCAGACCGCCACCAGAAATGTGGAGATCGATGACGTTGGTGGAGTTTTGCGTTGTGCCATTTGGGTTGACCAAGGCCGCAACGTCGAATGCTAGAAATCCATCGAGAATCATGGGATTGCTCCTTCAGGTAACCTGGGCTTCGTTGTTGAGGATGGCGTCACAAGTGCGGACTGGGAGACCACGGAAGGTGGTGATGACCTTACCTTGGAATTCCTCGAGGCGGAGCAGGACGTTGGTCTTGTTCATGGCCTGGAGGTCGAGGTAGGTTCGGATGACGCGATTGCAGTACATGACAACTCGGCCCATGTTGGCACGGATGTCAGGGGTATCGGAGGATTGGATCGCGGTGGCCGAGGCAGGTGCGGTCGGCAGGCGATAGAGCGCACGAACCAAGAGGTTGATCAGGTTCGCGGCCGAGACGCCGGTAAGCTGAGTCACGTCGATGTTCGCCACACGCGCGGTGTATCTCCAATCACGAAGCACGAGACCAATCTCCCACTTGAAGTGATCGCGATAGGCTTGGTAGGTGTTGCCAGATGCGTCTTGGACCGGCCATTCACCCATATCGCGGTGCTGGAGACCAGTGATCTTGCCCTTGGGGAATGTAGCGTGGGTGGTGTCAGATCCCCAAGTCGTGATCCAGATCGAGGAGTTGGTTGTGGATACACCACCGCCATCGAGGACGTTATTGGCGGTTTGGGAAGCGGAGGTGGTCTTGGTTGAGTAGCGTGGGGCAAAGCCAGTGAAGCGTTCGGGATTGGTGAACTGATTGCCATAGATGAGCGTTGCGGCGATCTGTTGGGACATACCTTCGAGGAAGGCACGGACCTCACTCAAGCGGAACTCAGCGGTGTTGCCATTCAGGTCGGCGATGTCTTTGTCGATTACGGCGTAGGTTTCAAGGTTGCCGCAGGTGTCGACGATCTGGGCGGTGGTGGATTTGGCATTGGGGACGCCTTGGTTCAACAGTCGCCAAGTGGCCTGAGGAAGACCGGTGCGGACGGTGGTCTTGTGTCCAGTTGGGAGGTTGCCTTCGACAACGAGCATGTCATCGAGGATCTCGTTTGTTTGGGAAAGGAGTTCGATGATGGAGGCGATGCGGTAGCCATCTTCGAGCCGCTTGGCCCAATCGGCGTAGGTTAAGGCTAGTGAGCCGAGAATTGCCATGGGTTATGGTTCCTTAGAGAGGTTGAGGGGATAGGCGTGGGTCGTCAGGATGAGTCTGGGCATTGCCGTTCAACCTCTCTGAGGTCTCATCATGATTGCTTAAGGTTAGGGAACATCGCTGCGGCGATGGAAACTGGTTCCTTTGAGCCGGGTGCTTTTTGGCCCAGTGGAGATGGGCCGCCTCCGGCTACGTGCTTGCCTTCGCTCAAGGACTTGCCCCAAAAGTTGAGGGCCTTGACGATTGTTGGGTGGTTGCCGAGACCGGATAGGTTCATGACTTCGTCGAAGGAAGCACGCTGGTCGGCAGGGAGGGAGGCTTTGAGCTTGCCAATGTTCTCGCGCACGTCGGTGCGGAGGTCGTCGCCAGAGGCAAGGGTGGAGTCCTTGAGGACATCTGCTCGCCAACCAGAGACCATGTCGTTGAAGGCAGTTTGCGGAGCGCCGAGGGTTTTGGTCATGTCCTTGCCGTAGAAGTCGACAAGCTTCTGGGCTTGGTCTTGGGTGAGATTGAGTTCTTTG